AAGCCCCAGTAAATACTATATTGTCATCTAATTTTAATATTTTTTTTAAAAATTCTAACATTTTATTTGTCTAATTTTTCTAACTTTTCTTTAATAAATAGGTAGTTTGCTTTTATTTCTATAATAGCTCCACTTAGTTGTGTTGTATTCTCTGTTAGGTTTGTAATCATTTCGTTCTGATGAGTATCATTTTTTTCAATATATTCAACTCTATTAGAGAGAGTATTCCAACCAATAATAATAGAACCAATCATGGTTATTATTACCCAATAATCTCTAACAAATTGAAACATGTCTACGTTACCGTCTTTCATTTTTTAATAATATTCAGTAATGATAATAATTCCAGGACCTCCTGTTGTTCCAGCTGTAGCAGCACCGTTAACTGACAATACTCCACCACCACCACCACCATATGTACCACCATTAGAACCACCTTTTGCCGCACCACCCAAAACAGAACCGCCGCCAGTTAAACCATTTTTAAAATCTCCAGTGCTAGATACAAATAATTGTGCTCCTAATCCGTCATTACCACATATATTTACATCTCCTCCAGATCCAACACCACCAACTCCGCCAGTTGAATTAGAATCATCACCACTACCACCACCACCACCAGTAGCACTATGATGTGAGCCAAACGAAGTAGTACCACCGCCACCGCCATCTCCTCCCGAACTACTTCCCGCAGTACCGACAGCACCTATTGTTACTGTTTCAGTTGCACCAAGAGCACTTGCCTCTATCATTTTCTCAGAATATCCTCCTGCCGCACCACTTCCTGACAAACTATCTTGCCCACTTCCTGCATCTGCACCACCGCTACCACCTCCAGGAGCCTGAAGCCTAGAAAATGCTCTTTTAAGTCCAGGGAGTTTTGTCCATGTGCCACTTGCAGTAAATACAACAGTTCTTACAGCCGGCATCCCTGTCATTCTTATAACAGTAGCTGACAAAGCATAGCCAACAATAACTGCATTAGTTGGAGCTGTAGCTGTAATTTCTCCTGCTGTACCTGATAAATAATAATGAGCACCAATAGTTAAACCTGAAAATCCTGTCATTACACCTTGTAAACGTATAATTACATCTGCTCCTGATGAAGTTGTTTCTTGTGCAAATCCAACAAAATTTATTTTGCTTGTGTCGTCTGCATCACATTTATATGCCTTACCGTCTGATGATGATATATATAAAGCGTCACGTGCAGAAAGAGCTTCTCCTGCAACAAGAGTTATTGTAAAGTCAGCTGGATCTATTGTTTGTCCTGATTTTATCATGTTAGTGTAAAGTCTACTTGTACTGTTGTATCTTCACCTGAAGCTTTTACATAAGGTGAGGCGAACAATACTCTATTAAATATTTTTCCTGTTGATACAGTTGCACTGCCGTCAACAAAAGAACCAAACTCTCTATATGTGCCGTTAGCTAACACTGCATCAGAAAAAAAGAAAAATAAAGACAATATATTTGAGCTAACTGAACCATTTGCTTTTGCTACTCGCACTGTTGGAGTTTGTAGTGTTGTATCACTAACTGCTGGCGTGTTTGTTCCTGTTCCTATATCTCCATATGTAATGTTTAAGCTGTATGTATTATCTGCGTTTAACCTGTTTAAAATTAAACTTTTTCCAGTATTAGTACCAAGCATAACAAGATTGCTTGTAAATTCTGTCTCTCTTAGCTTTTGACCTGTCTTTTTACCTAAAATCACTTTATACCATAACCAATTGAAAAATCCTTTTGGTAGACTTTTTGTGGTAATAATTCTTACCTTTCCAGTTATTCCACTATTTTCTTGTATAAAAGAATTTAACATATTTTTATTATAGCAGATTATAATGCTTGCTCTTGTTGATAATTTATGCCCAAGTAGAACGGCTCCATAAAGCTGTACCCCAAGTATAAGGTCCTGTGGTCTTTGTAGGAGCACCTACCGTATCAGTTAATGCAATAGATTCATTAAAACTTTGATATCTTTGTACAACTTCATCAGATCCAATGTCTATCTGATCCGAGATATTTCTAATTAAAAGCTTAGTAAGAATATCATTTATACCTATGTCATCAGCGTTTATTATGCTTATTTCATGTACAAATTCATCAGGTGTTCTTAGTCTAGACTCTATACTTTCAATCTTATAAGACTGGTTAATGTTTCTTATTGTTGAGTTTATATCTATATTTTGTCCAACTTTAAAACCGTCAGTATAGGTTATAAACTTTGCCCGCCTTAATGGTAAAGCGTATTTTAATATTTCAGCATCAGCCCTTTGTGAAGCTGTGTCTACATCCTTAATAGTTTTATCTACAATTAGATATTGATACACCCCATATAAAGCAATACTTGTATTATTCTGCTTTCTTAATATTAAGGGATACAAAGGTGTGCCTGTAACTGAAATGTTATTTGTTCCAGCACTTGGTGTATTGCCCGCTGTAAAGCGTATATATTTTTCATTAAAATTCCACATACAGTCATATGATGTATCATCGTCAATAAAATCTACGCCTACAGTTTTAGCTACAGAATTAACTGTAACAGTGGGTAATGAAGCAAATTTAGATCCAAGTTTAAAAAGTAGCTTAGAGTTGTCTCCGTCAAATGTTTCTGTTCTTGTACTAACTGATTCAACTTCCCCTCCTCTAATAATTATTTCATTTCTAATTTGATGTGTTTCGTCTCTAATTTCTAAAGATTGAAAAACATAATTCTGTGAAGTATCTGTAAGTGTTGTATATGTTGCAACATTTGAGTTGAAGAAAAAATGAATGTCTTTGTCATAATCAACGTACCAATCAACATTGCCAACAGTCTCTGCAATTTTCTTAAAACATTGAGATACCGTTAGATAGTTAAAAGAAATTTTTGGTATAACAACATTTGCAACTACGTTTGTTGTTGTAAAGCCAGTGGTAAAAGTAGAAATTATGTCAGCTACAATATATTCAGCAGTTTGATTTGTATATACCTTACTTACTAAATACCTATCTAATAGGTGAGTATAGTCTTTACATGTAACTGAATAATACTTTAAAACTCCGTCTATTACTTCCTCAGATTCAATAACAATCCCTCCAAATTTTTTAACACCATTTCTAGTTAAAACTATTTCATCATTTAACGCTGGTCTGTATGTTTTTGTTGTTGAGTTTTTTGTACGAATAAAAAGCGTATCAGATTCACGTGTAAGAACCTCACTTTTTTTTAGTGTCTTCCAATCAAATGCAGAAGTTTTGTCTACACTATTAACTGTAATTACTATTGTTGACATTATATTCTAGCTGCTCTTTTAAAATTCTGAATAATCATATCTCCTATTTGCTCAGCTACATCCTGATTAACTCCAAATGTTCCAGTAATATTTATAATTATATTACCTCCTCCTGATGAAAGTCTACTATTCGGCACAATCCTGCCTGTACTTGGTGCTGTAAACAATTCAGGACCAGATTCACCAACAAGGTAAGTAGTACCACTAGCAACTGTACCTCCTGAGGCTCTACCTGTTAAGGCTCTTGTATCGTAAGAACTCTTTGCAGAGTCATTTATACTAGAGAAAAATTTTGCAACTGGTTTAGATAATTCTTCAATTTTATCCCCAACTTTAATAAGGAATTCTAAAACATTTTTAATTGCACTTGCCCACATTTTAAATGTTTCTACTATTGTAGGGATAATTACGTTTGCCCAACTTTTTAGTTCACCTGTCCATTCCTCAAATTGCTTTTTAGTTTCAGGATTGAGTAACCAAGCATTAAACTGTTTTACGAAAGGCATAAGAGCTTCAACTAAGGCTGCTCCAATTCCATCTTTAAAATTACTCCACGTCTCGCTAATTATTGCCATTTGACCTGTAAATGTAGTTGCAAAGCTTGTAGCTTGTCCTGCCACCATAGCTTGCAACATTGCAATATTTTCCAGTGGTGATTTTGTTTCATCTGCTGTAATACCAAATTCTTTTAATGCACGCACGTTACCTGACAAAACCATATTAAGAATATTGCTTGCATCTTTTAAATCTATACTTTTAGCTCTAGATAAATCCATTGCTACTGCATTTAATCTAGCCGCCTCAGTCATATCTCCAGTACGTTGAAAAAGCTTTGCAAGACTTTCAGCAGCTGCTTCATCGTCAAAACCAAGTTGAATAGCTGCCTCGGACAATTCTGCTATTTTTATTTTTGCTTTTTCTACTTGATCTGCTGTAATTTTTACAGTTTTAGTAAAAGAACCTTGAGCATCATCTGTTTCTCCAAGAAGAGTAGTCATTTCCTTAATAGAAATGCTAGTACCCTCAATTTGATTCTTTACTTTTGCTACCGCATCTTTGTACTTAGATTCACTAATATTTCCTTTTCTAAGCTCTTTTGCTAACTCTTTTAATAAATTTTGTTTATCATTTAATGCAATATTAGCAGCGTCAATTTTATTTCTTAATGCTAATGCTTCTGTGCCTGTAACTTTTAAGGTTGATGTAAATTTTGCTGTTGTTGAGGCTACTTCTAAAGTCTTATTAGCCATTGAATCTAGTGTTGCATTTACTTTAGCACCACTAACTTCTGCCTCAGCAAAGCCCTTAATTGCACTTACTGCAAAAGCTGTAACTGCTCCAACTCCAGCAACTGCAAATCCACCCAATGCTTTAGCTAAGCCAGATGAGTCTTCTTTTAAATCTTTAAATCCGTTGGATATAGACTTAAATGTACCTTTTGTATTATCCTTAGCATTTATTTCTATTGTAGCTTTTGCTGTTGCCATAGTTATCTTCTTTTAGACCTCATATTATAAGCTCTAATAAGCAAATCTATAAAATCAGTTGTGCATTCATACTCAAGTTGCTTCTGTGTCCAACCCATTTCAAGTGCTAATTCAATTATATTTTCTATTCTTTTTTTTTAGAAAGAACAAATTCTGTTGCTAAATTAAATAATTCTTGAATAGAGTCTTGAGAAAGTAAGTTCAAATTATCAATTGTTATTGGCAATTTTTCATTATTGGAGTCTGTAAAATTCCAGTCCTTAATCATAATGCATAATAGATCCAAAATCTTATTTGGATCATTTGGAGACTTTTGCAAATCAACAACTTTTATTGAATCACGATAAAGAATACCACTGTAGATTGTGACCTTACTTCCTGCTAGACTTTTCAATTCAACTTCTTTAGTTTCCCTAAAGTCTTTTAGTTGCATAATTAGTATGAGGATTGTGCGTTAATAAGAGTAACTGTAACCATTTTAGAATCTGCAAGCTTGTAGAAAGCCTTAAATTTAGCTGTAGCAGTGACAATATCACCATTACTGTAGTTACGTACAAACTCTGAGAATTTAACTGCGTGTAAGTCAATTGTGAGCCTTGGAACTGATGTAGAACCAATAAGAGTAGTCTGAATTAAATCAATACGCATTGCTTGAACTGTATCACCTAGCATTTCTGTCTTCATTGTCTCTGCGTTAAATACTAATTCAACTTCACCCTCAATAGAGAATTGTTTATTAAGAATGTCTACTGGTGCGGTACTACCAATTGCATCATCGTCTTCAACATTTTTATTTATGTCTAATTTTATACTACGAATATTTATAGCTGATGCTGCTCCCAATCCTGATTGAGTTGAGGCTAGTTTAAACACACCATGTTGTGGCAAGAATGAGTTTTCAGCACTGTATGATGGTGTATTTGTTGTGGTTGCACCTGCTTTAGATCTAAATCCAACTTTAACTTTTGCAAATTCCTGCAATGATATATCTAGACTAAGTGACGTAATCATTCCAAGAGCATGTTTGTAATCCTGATTTTCATCATCAATAAACAAAGTCAAAGCAGGATGTTGAGCTGTTTGTAGTACAGAAAATACGTGTGTATAAGCTGAATCTGTTGGACCACTTGTTGAAACAGATCCAAGTGTACCTAACAAAATAAGTCCAAGAGCTTTATCAGTTATCTTACCCTCAAACTCTCCCTCTGAATACTTTTTAACTAGAACTGCGTCATTGCTATCTTCAATAACACCAATAGAACTTTCATCTATAACTTGGTCTACCTTATCATCTAAACTTAATGACATTTTTGGCAACCAAAAAGAAGCTGATGTCTCTGCTGTACCTCTAGTTGATTCCTTTTTTATTCCAAAATCTACCAATCTACCTAAAAATTTAGCCATAAATTATTTTTTATTTGTTAATTTTTTAAATTTGTCCTCTGCTTCTTCCCTAGTTTGAGCCTCAATTATAACAGGAGGATTACTAGGAAACATAAACACCTCCTTTGTTTTTACCTCTTTTTCTGATATTTGTTTGTTACTTGTTTTTGTAATCATTAGAATGTAAGTAATTTTACTGTTGTTATTTTGAGTATAACATCAAAAATAATTAAGTTTACGTTTTGGTGTTGATAAGGTTCAATACCTGAACTAAGTGGAGTTATACCCCCCTCAGCCAAGTTGTCTAGGTTGGGATTGTTATCAAACTTATCTAATATTGCCTCACGCAGTACCTCTATTTGTGTTGTTGATGTAATGTCTTCTGCCTTAGAAACTACCATTATTGTAAAAGTATATGTTCTAGTTATATTCCTATTGTCTAGTATTTCACTTTCTATTGCTGACGGCATTAAGAATGCGTGTGGATACGGAGCTGCCTCATCTAGTGGATTTTTGCGAATATCAGATATAGTAGCGGCTGCTAAAGTTGTAGCTGTTACCAATTCATCTAATTCTGCTTTTATTTGGTTTTTTATTGTTGATTCTGCTGCCATAATTATATATTTGTTAGATCATCTGCAATATTATTCATTGCATTGTCAAAGTTTTTCTCTATGTTTTTAATGTTAGCGTCTGCAATTCTTTGCATATAAGGGTTGTTTCTATTAACTTTCTCTGCGTAAACTACAGTTGGTCCTATAGAGCCATACAAAGGTTTTATTACCATACCAAGTGCAAAACTAACAGCCAGTTGTCCTGTTCTTTTTGGTCTAGGTGTTTTAAACCTAAATAAACCAGAATCACCCGAATCGTTTGCACTCTTCTTTATATCAAATATACTTGCTGATATTCCCTCACCAATTCTTTTGCTAACAATCTGAGGGTGTTTAGCAAACTGTTTACCAATCTCATTAAGTCCTTTAATTTTTATAGATACTTCTGCTGGCATATTTATGGTATAAATACTCTCCTATAATTTGCTAATATTTCTTTGTCTAAGTCATCTAATAAATTATCCCACGTAATTTGACTTTGTTGAAAGCCCTCTGCTGATCTACCCTCTGAAATTCTTTTCTTAAATATTCTTGTTACTATTCTTTCTGTTAAGTCACTAATATCAAATGGCAACGTATGCAATGTATCATCATACATATTACTAAAGTCTATTAAATATCCTGCTACATAACTAATTCTAATGTTTTGCAATCCATATGGTAAATCTGTTTGAATAATACCATTACTGTTAATTTCCTGATAATTGTCACTATTAAAATCTACCCAACTAGGGTTACTTTTAGCACCAGTACGATATTGAAATGAACTAATAGAAATTACAGGTGAATTTTTTAAAACTAAATAACCTTTGCGAGAACCGTCAAATAAGCAACCGTCATAAATTTCATTTGAGTAAGTTGTTCTTTGAAAACGTCTATTAGTAGATTTTTCAATAAAGTCAGTTACAGCATAAATAATAGATTTAATTACTGCATCGTAAGTATTAGCAGTTATATCTACTCTTGTCTTTACTCTTGCTTCTGTTGTTAATCCGTATGTTTTTGTTGCCATGTTTTTATGATTATGTTGTATGCCTCAAGTATAACTCAAGGCATACCGCTTAGTCACAAATACTATGCATTACCTACTGCATTAGATGCACCTAGTCCTAGCAATATAGTTGCAGAACCTGCAATTGATGGAGTTGTACCAGCTGTTGTTAGTACTACTCTCAAATAACGCTTGCGAGTAACATTTAGATCAGACAGTCTGATTTCCTTTACCTGATCATTAGCTGTAACTGTGTTTGTTAGACCTGATACTGCTGTAAATGTAGAGTTGTCGTCTGACTCTTCAATACTGAATGTATAAGTCTCATTTCCACTAGCCAAGTCAATTGTACCTGCATTTATTACTGCCATACCGTCTCTGTAACCCTTTGTGTCTACACCTGTACCGTTAGCACTTGCTGTCCTAACTGCTGGAACAAGTGACACTACAGGCTTAACATTATCAAATACTTTCTTCATTGTTTTATTTGATTAACCTAATTTATAATTTTATCAGAATTAAACAAAGTAATTCTTTCCAGTAAATCAGCTTTTGAACCCTCAGAAGATAAGCCTAATTTTTCAGCCTCTTCTTTAAGTTCATTCTTGCTCATTTCACTTAAATCTTTTCTTGGTTCATTCAGCTTATTTTCTTCTATCTCAATAGCCTTACTCTCAAGCAAAAGATTGTTAGGAAAGTTACTAGCTTCAACGTCTGACATTTCAACAATTTCTCCTCGTTCTTTTCTTCCACCCCAAGCAATAGGGTTAAGAACTTTATATTTATTCTTCATAATTATTTGTTGTTAATTTACTATTGATGTTATGGTAAAAAGTAACATTTTAACTTGCTGCTGTAGCAATAGAAACGGCTGCTGCTGGCAAGCCAATTGAGATAGCGTGACGGTGTAGAACTCTTATAGCTGTTTGATTAGCTGCAAAAACGTTCTTACCTCCAACAGTTGCTGAATCTGACTTACTAATTTCAACAGGTCCTCTGTCACCAATAAACAATGCAAGCTTTAGGTTAGCAAATATACCGAACTTTGTACTTGTTGCTGTTGCTGAGTTAGCTGGCAAGTAGTCTGTTGTGTACACTGGATAATCCCATAGAACACCTGCTGGTTGAATACCAATCTTCTTAAAGTTAGCAGCAATCATGCTGTTATTTTGTCCGACTGTATACATTCCGTTAGCTGTCTTTGCTTGTCTAATCTTTGCCCATACTGTTCTGTGGAAATAGAAAGCACATCCTGAAAGGATAGATTCTGCCACGTTAGCAATAACATCTGAAGCTTCGTCTGCTGTAAATGAAGCAAAAGTTGTCTTTGATGAACCGTTTGGCATTGCATATGCTGTAACATCACTTGAACCAAGAATACCTACGAATGGTGAACCTGCAAATATTCCACCAACAAAGCCCTCCTTGTCCATACGAGCTGCTAGACCCTCAGCCGCTAGAGCCAAAAGCCAGTTAGCAACATCTACGTTAGCGTCAGCAATAAGTGTATTACCTACTCTGAAAATAACATACCATGTAGCTACTTGTAGACGTGCATCACCAAATGTCATTGATGTTTCTGAACCCTCCTGATCTTCTCCTAGGTATCCTCCTAGCAAGTCTGCACCAGTATATCTAGGGATATCTAGAGAATCTGTAGACATAGGAAAGAATTGAGCATCACGTGATACTAGACCTACTGACGCTGCAATTCTCATAATACCTGCGTGTACTTCACTAGGTACCATGTAGCCTCCTGTACTGTCATTGTTTGACAATATAGCTGCCTTTTCTCCTCTACTAATTGCCTTTACATCCTTTACAAAAGCAAGCTTAGTTTCATCTGAAATGCCTGAAATGTCATTACCCATTGCCTTTTCAAGCCTCATATGATTGATAATTTCCTTTACCTTTTCTGTAGCAACCTTACCAACTACATCATTAACATTTTTTTCCATTGCCTCATCAACAATAGACTTAAAATTCTTCTTTAAGGTTTCCAATTGTTCTGTATTCATTATTGTTAAATTTAAATTTATAATACTTTCTTAACTTTTATAGATTTTGCCTTTGATAACTTTTCGCTCAAAATTGTACTACATTCTTGTACGAGTTTTCTCATAAATTGAGCCGCGTCATCAGGATTATCTACAATGACTTCTTCAGTCTTTTGACTCTCCAAGTCTTTAGCTATTTCTTTAGCCTTTAGACTCTCTAAAGCCAATGTTGCGTTTTTAATTGTATCCATTATAGCACCTAGCTTTGTTTCAAGTTTAATTGCTGGGGATTCTTTTGCATATTGTTCATACAACTGCTTCATTGAATCAGTTGAAGTTTCAGGTTGAGCAACAATTTCATTATTTGAAACTTTAACTAATAATCCAGCTGTTTCACTTAGCAAGTTTTTAAAATCCTCAACAGGTGTACTTTCATCAAAATAAACAGAAAAAAATGCGTTCATTATGTCCCATACTGAACCACAATTTTCGTATTTTATTTCCATGTCTGACTTTTTCTTTAATTCTTCTGTTACATCGCTTTTTATAAGGATTCCTTTTGCTACTAATTCATCAACATTAAAACTTTTTGCAGATAGAACTGACAATGCCTCAGGATTACAAGGAACAGAAACAAATGAAAATTCTAGCAATTCTGCTTTTGTTATCACACTTCCTTGCATTTCTTTTACAATAAATCCTACTGATGTAGCTTTTAAAAAGCCCAAATCATAAAGCTTTCTTATCTCTTGTCCCTTTTCAGTTGGAGCAAATCTACCTTTAGCAATGTATTTACCCTCAGAAATTACAAGAGAATCACATATACCAACAGGTGGCTGTGAATAATCATGTCCCCACAACACAACAGGAGATTTTAAATAATTATCCAATTCCCAGCCGTCTAGCTTTATCATTTCTCCTGCTCTATCTATAGCTTCGGATGTAATTACAACTTCAAATGTACCAACATTATTTGGATCTGCCACCTTTATGTTTGTAATTGCTTCTTGAAACTCTTTAGTTGAAAAAGCTTCATCTATTTTAGACTTTATTTCTGCACTTAGTTTTAGTGTTGATTCATTTTTCATATTTGTAACTTATTGTATAATATTTTGAAAATAATAAATAAAAATTGTGGATATTTAATTATTACTTTGAATTAAACCTGTTAATGCTTCCTCCTTTGCTGTAGCTTTCTCCAATTCAATTAACAAATCATTCTTTTGATTTGTTAATAATGTAATTGCATCTTCGTAAGATTTTTGGTTTTGTTCCAATTGAAGCTCAACTTCTTTAATACTATTTTTTATTTTTTGAGTTGCCTGACTAATATCCTCAATCGTTAATTCTGTATTTATAGGTAACGGTGTTTCAACACAATTAAATTTCTTAGTTGTATTGTTATATGAATATGTTTCGTTTCCAATTGTTATAGCCATGTTATTTTTTTAAGTTTTTAATTTCTTGTTCTAGTAATTTTATTCTAGCCTCCTGCTCTTGCATACCCTTAATAAGCAAGGCTGTAATTTCTTCATACCTTACTCCTCTAGGTGAGCCGTCTACCTCCTTGAATATTAGCCTTTCATCTACCTTTGCCACTTCTTCGGCAATAAGACCAATATGAATACTTCCGTTATCTTTTTGCTCAAAAGACACAGGTCTAAGAGCATTTATTGAGCTTAGTGCTTCGCCAAGACTCACAATATTTGTCTTAGATTTCTCACTAGAAACAGGACATGTAGGGGCACCAGTGTTTACTAGA